CAAGGAGGGATCCGCTTTACGAGGAGTAAGCGATACGCAGGATGAGCGAAGGATCGTTACCGAACTCCGTTCTCCGCTTCCGTGGTTTTCGCGTGCTTCAGAGTCTTTCCGCCCAGGAAACCTAGGAAACCTATGGCTTGCTTCCCCCCCGTCCGTCCTTGGGTTGTCCCTGGACCATCGGGTTTTCGGTTCCTGAAACCGTATCTTGATGGTAAGGAATAACAAATTCTATGTCATCCTTTTCACCAATATCGATGATTTGAGTGTACACGGTGTTTTCCTCAGGATCGACAGCAGCAATATTTCCACGGGGATCATAACTAATTTTAAGTCTACCTTTATGGAATTTAGTACATACTATCTTCACTCTGACAATAATGTCACCCCTCCAGTGTTTGAACATACCACCAATATAGGAAAGTGGTGTGTGATATACACGCTTTCCTACAGCTACAGCTGATTGATTTGGAATGTCAACAAAATCCCATAGAGATGGTGAGACACGCATGTTGAAAAGCTCAGTACCAGTTGTGTCGGTTGTGCTCCAATTGACAACTGCAAAGTTGCTCTCCTTGGTTTTAAGATATGCTAATGATAATTCATCAGCACTTCCAATACCATAAGGAGAGGGGTCAATAGACAGCTCTTGTTTTGGATCCAAAGTCAATTTTTGGATAGGTGTGCCTATGTGTGCAGACGCCAACATGGGCGCATTCATTGGGTGCAAAGCTTTGACATCCTCAATAACAGGAACATTTGTGTACCCAAATAATGAGGCAATAGAAGACATTGCTGAAGCTCCAATTTCTGTGGCCCTTGCAAATCTTCCAATAAGAGGGATAGAACTCAGCCTTGCAGCAACGGCCGCCACGGCCGAAGCTGGAGCTGATACCATTCCTTCACCATATTCATCACCTTGCAAAGCAAACTTTGATGTCGCTCCCATGAGCTGCACATCAGTCATCCATGCGTATGTACGTACAGTGACGCTGGTGGAACCACCTGTAACAGCAACAGCCAATGGTGCAAAAATGAAGAAATTTAATGTTCCCATATTTTGCACTTCAGTTGCTGAGGTAATATCCATCCAATTCTTGTGCAAAAAGAAACGTAGGGGCATTTCCCCTCCCGAATTGGACTGGGGGTATAGGAAGAAGCCTGGTTGCTGGGAGTAAGGAACTCCTAAAGCAACATCAGTGACAGTATTTGTCCTGATCTTATCTCCGACCCATCCCAACAGGGGGGAATAGCATGCACGCATAGCACCATATTGAAATGGTGTACCATTGATGAGGACCTTAATATGAAGGTTTCCACGCAAAAATGCGTAATTTTCAATTTTCTTTTTGATAGGTGTGCTATTCAAGAAATTATACCATGGTTTAATGGTTTTCTTCACACCTGGCAAATCTCCTGTAGACCACGTGAAAGTGTCGATAAGTGTGGGACGAGCAAGGAATGAACCCAAACTTAAATCATCCGTATTATCGACAAGTGCTACACTGTTTCCAGAAGATGGCAAATTCACATACACACCACCAGCGTTATCAACGAAAGTAACAGTTTCACTGATTTCTTCCGTTTCCAAGACACCAGTGGTGGATTCTACAGCTTCAGGAGCGACCAGCTCCTCAGCTTGAATGTTGAACGATTGTGGACTAATAATTTCATCTGGACCACATGATGAAATATTTCCAGTACTTTGAGTGACTGGAATCAACTCTTGCTCACGTACTTTCTGAGCCGAATCTTGATTGTTGCATGACGATTTGTTAACACAATGAGACCTGCCAAGACCACATTGTGTGGCTGAGACTAATTTCCCCGACGCCTCCCAGAACCGATCTTTCAGTTCGTCCCAACCGGGGAGTGTCGTTTCTGTCACATAGTAACAGTAGGGTTCACACAATAATAACTCTTGAAAGAATTTATGATGTCTCTCAAAAGTAGCTTGACCATAGAAAAAATATTCAGAATTTGCTGATGATAAAACGTCAACAGTCTGTTTATATTTATCGATGGTCCCGGAAGGAATCCAAGTGGTTAAACTCTTGTGTATAGATTCTTCCTCTAGGGGTGCTAAATATGCCCCCACTTCATCATCAAATCTCCACGTCCGCTTAAGAAAAGAACATTGGTTGATGTTTATGTAAGGTATGGATTCAGCACCCTTGTCTGCCATAGTGTATTCCACACCAATCTCAGAAAGAGTTTCTTGAATAGTGGTGTGATTGAACCACGGCACATCTCCGGATACACCCATAATGTTGTCATCTCCATAGGTGAAAAGTTTCACATGCTTTTGAAATGATAATGAACTATTACAGTTCTGATCACTCAGCCTAATAAAAGCATAACGCATATACAAACTATTAACTAACGAATTTATAACAACAGTAAGAGGGTGACCTGAAGGATTAGTACCATAAAATTCTACTAGATCACCGTTCATATTGACCACTGGGAAAGCTGTATCGCAAGCAATGCCGCGTAGTATCTTTAATTCAGATTCATCAAAACCTGCTTTGGCATGGAGTTCTATGATAATGTCGAAAGCCATAAGAATGAAGTCTCCAATCATACGCTTGTCAAACTTGGCATAATCTCCTGCAACCATGCGTTCAGAACCAAATTGTGTCAAATAATCATAGATGTTTGTCCACTCCATGGATTGGACTACAACACCAGGTCCTGCTTCGAAAACAAATTTATTCTTTTGAAGTAGTCGCACAAAGCTGAGTAAGTGTTTTCGCACTACTAAACTAAATGGAACACTCGAACCCGTGAAGACTCGCGTCTTCTTGGCCTCGCATTTTGC